TAAAGCACCTGTTTGAAACCACGAGCTTATCGGCGTGCCGTCATCGCTTGTCAATAAGGTTGAATCTGTATATTTGCCCATTCTATGCACATCGCCTGAAACATCTCCGCCAACCAAGTAATCTTCGCCTGATACATAAAATGTAGTGAATGTCTTGAAATTATCAGCGTATTCATGCCATCTCCAAGTTGAAGTCGGGATATTATATATCAAGTCGCAATTAGTATAAGTTACTCCGTTGACTGTTACTGTTCCCAGATACAAATGATATTCTTCATCAACAACGGTCGCAAAAGCGTTTCTCATATCAGCGTTACGAATAAAATCTATTACACGACCTGCTATGTTCTGAGGTCTTCCGCCTGTACTTACCCAGACACCGTCCATATCAGCCCAGAACATATACGCACCTGAATTTTGTATTGTCCTATGATTAGAACAACCCACATCAAATGCTTTATACAAAGAATTTTCATTATAAAAATAGCATGAGTATTCAGTAAACACCGCCAGCATATCCCAGTTTGTGGCTATGCCTTTAATCTCCTCGGCGTAATCTACATCAAAGAAATCAGTTGCCGTTGTCCAGCTGATAGCACCTGCACTCGGCACGCTTGAATAATAGACTCTATAAGGATAAGCCGTAGCTGAAATATCACAGTTACCGATGAATACTTTATCCCGATACCTAGTAATATATTTAGCACTTGGCATTGATGTTACCTGTGTTGAAGTGCTGAAAGTCGTACCTGTCAGACTAGCCGGGGGTAAAAATCCGTCAGTCGCTCCCCAGCCGACCATTATGCAATACCCGATAAAATCGCAGAATTCTACATTGATTCCTGCTTTATTAGCCCAAGCAGTTTCAGCGTCAGTTATCTCTGTCCAAGCAGCACCAGTTGAATAAAACAACTGAGTATCATCGCTAGTAGCGTCATCTATTGTCGCTAAGGCTTTTTGTACTGAAGCACTTTGCCTGAAATTATGAAGTCCCAATACACTCTTGCCAGCCTGTAATGCTGAACCTAGATTCTCATACCCAGGACGCTTTAAAATAGCCCCCATTTTATACGATGTTATACAGTTATCCTGCACGTATAAAGCGTTTTGAGGAATATTAATAATAGGGGCGTCAGTATATGCTCCCTCTAAAAAGTTCATGAAGTGTATCGGTTGGTACATATTAGTTATTGAAGTAATTAAAGTCATCGCCGTCGCTTTCGCCGAAATTGTAGTAAGTCATTGACTGTAAATTCTGGCTTTTATCTTTTAATGCCTGATTATTAAGTTTCTGCATGAATTCCTGCATTAATCGATCTCCGTTAGTTTCGTTATTCTTGCGATACTCAATCTGAGCGGCAATATATATCTTTGCTAAAAACGTAAACGGTATGGTGAATACATCAGTGAAATCTGTAAGCCTATCAAGTTTTTTCAATCCCTTGACTTTAATCTTATACCCTGCAATATCGCTATCAGGCGGTTTAGGGAACATTATATTTCCGTTGAATATAGTAAATGAACTTGGCGTGCCTGAAGTTATATTCTGCCAGACTGCCGCACCGACGGCATGCACTGCTGTTATTGCACCTGTACCGCTAGCAGGAATACCGCTTAATGTAGCCGTGGTTTCAGTGTTAGTTGTATAAGTTACAGCGTCTTCACCGACGTATATTGTGCCTGATTCGCTTAATTCATAAGTATCATCCAAAACTATCGAAGTATCACCAGCCACTGTTGCTGTTGCGACATTAGTCCTGATATTGCCTTCCATTATGGCTTCATATTCGTTTATATCAATATAATCAAGTACATCAGTGCCTATTCTTACACTTAAAATGCCCTCTTTACTGTCATCGTATTTAAGAGTTTCTGATAATCCGCTTAAAGCGTATTTATTCTCATTTTCTGTTATTGCCAGGCTGGTTTCATCTTCAAATACTTCAAAGCTCCAGTCTTTGCTTATCTTATTGCCGTCAGGAGTTGTCATCTCATAAGTCGTAACTTCATCCTGAAAATCGTTAGCGACTTGTAACAGCCATTCACGAGTTATCAGCCCGTCAGCTTCAGGGTCAATCTTAGCGTTGACTTTCATTAAGGCTCCATTGACTACGCTTTCAACAGTGTTATATGTAAGTCCAGCCGCTAAAACATAATCAGACGCAGAACTATCAGTTGTGCCATCAGTAAATTTAACAAAGTAATACGCATAAGCCGTATCAGTGCTTTGAATAGTATATTCTGTATATTTCTGATTCCACTGTATCATTACAGCGTCAGCAATCGGGGTTGTAACAGCGTCAACTGAAGTTATTAAAGTCCCAGCACCGCCGTCAGTCGCCGCACCGTATATCTTAATACCTCGTTCGTAAATCTTAGTTATCGGCGTATGTATTTCGTGGCTGAATTTAGTCGTGTTAGTAATAGTCATTGAAGTCCCACGAGTTACTGCACCGTTGACATCACATTCTTCTGACTTATAATCACCTGATTCTCCTAATACAAACCAATCATCATCATTGAAATTGTTATTATCAGCTACTGAAAGTGCCGTCCCTGCCGCCGTTAACGGTGATATAACCTCGGTACGAGTATATCCTGAAATATCCGGGTGTTTGATCCTTATAGTCGAACCTATAATCTCAACTATCTGCGGTTTTTGTAATACCTTACTTAACTTTGCCATATTTTTGTATTAATTTCTTAATTTCTTCTAAGTTTTTAAGTATATTCTTGTTAGATTTCAATTCCTCCAAGATATTATATATCTCTAAGCTCTGGTCAGATTTCTTTATCTCTTCTAATAATCCTACTATCTTAGAAATGGTTGTGCCATAATCTTCAACTTTAGGCATTTGTGGTAATTCAGGTATCTCAATATTCTTGATTTCATTTATAGCCATATCAAGTTTAGACATTAATGGCATTAAATCAACAGGTTCAGGTATCTTAGGAAACTCAATCTTAGGAAATTCAGGGAATTTAATATCTTTAATAGCCTTTAAAACCTTAATATCAGTTATTTTAGTTACTATCACTTTAACCTTTTCTATCAATTCAAGTATCTTTTTAGGTGTTTTATGTTCCCAAATCATCTCAACTACTTTTTTCCAGTCAATTTCAACTGATCCGCCACCACCGCTATAACCGCCATAAGGAGTATAAATTACATCCAAAATATCCTCGCCTATCCAATAATCAGTGTTAGCGGTTGTATGTCCTGAATCTGAATAAACTGTATATACTACACTATAATTACCCTTGATATATGAGCTTGAAGCTGTGCCAGCGTATTGACCGCCAGCGTTATGGCTTAAATTCACAGTCTCTTTAAGGGTTAAATCATAATTATAAACTTTAGCCTGAGGATATTGATCCGTAGCCCCGTCTGTTAAAGTACAGATAAACTTTGGCGTTTCATTGTCGTAATATTGAATCATATAATTATCTTTATACTGGGCGTTTAAGCCCAGAGAAAAAACAACTACATTGCATTCCTGTTTAAATACTTTGTGATAGCCTGTGAAATAGTCGTTAAAATAATCACGGCGATTCCAGCTTCGGCTAAGCCTTGATTAGCCAGCCCCGTAAAGTAAACTATCAAACATGCGGTAATACCATTGAAAATGGTCCATAATGCACGTTTAACCATCTTGACTACTGTTGGTGATGTTAAATACACAATGACTGTTCTATAAGCACCAATCAGCACTTCTTTTAGTTTGTTCATATTTTTATTGGTTAATTTTTAACGGGGCTTGAGCTTTCGGACTCGCTAAATGTACACTCCCTAAGCCCTCACCCCTCGGAGCTACTACTCAGAGGCGGTTCAGCGTTAATCCACGTTGGTAGCTGTCCGGTTCGCATGTTAGTAGCAGAAATACTTCCCCGTATCCACGGGCAGGCTGGGGTTTTCACCCAGAAATTAATTAATTTATAATATGGTCGCACAGTACAAACGTTCCGCCGTCTGGATAACTGTCTAGGTTATTATCAATTTCAACTTGCGGACTTCCCAAAGCGATATACATCGGCATATCTACTACCATGTACTTTTTATTATTGGCAACAAACCAATAATGCGGTGCGTCTGATTTCTTTTTAAGTGTCATAATATCAATGTTA